CATTCGGCAGCCTTCACTTCTTGAAGGGCTTCGCGTATCCAAAGACACCGGCGACGACCGACCAAAGAACGGCTCGGTAGTCGAGATCAAAGTTCGTCGCTGCCCATGCGCTCAGGAATGCGCCTACTGCGAGAACTGCTGGATGTTTCATGTAATCGTTCACGATTCTCCTTAGATTGCGAAGTTACTTCGATCCCGATCACCCTTGCGAGTGAAACTGACGTGAATGTGTGTCTCGTGAGGGTTCAGCCCGGTGTAAGGACGCCACGCCCATCCCCTGATCTTTGATGCTATCCGACCCTTGTGGATGACGTATTTGATCCGCTTATCTCCGGCTTTGGCAGCTTCGACGATGGCTAATGCGAGCATTCCAGACGCCTTCGAGTGACCTAATCCAGCGTCGATGTCTATCGCCCTGACCACTCCGTTTCTTCGAGGTGTGTGATCAGATTTTTTAGAATGCTTCGAGTCAGCCACCCAACCGTCAGAACGACGGTCACGGTTAGGGTAACGATCGTCAATTTGCTCACGGAGTTGTCGCCCGGCATGGCTAAGCCACGGTGACTTCTTCATCGACCCAGTCACCTACTTCCTCAGACCACACCCAGAATCCGGGTTCGCTTGGGAAAGGTTTTGGCGCTTGCCAATCGTAATTCGCATCAAGTATCCATGACGAATAAGGTTGTGGACGAATAAAAACATCGGCATCAGCATCATATCGATAACCAATTCCGGCATATTGTTTCCTAATTTTGTTATTGTAAGAAGTCCTAACGACCGTGTAGGAAGTTCCTTGTGCGTAATAGATTTCAGGCGTCAAGCCATCAATCAATTCGTTTTCATCTTTGCCGACAATTACATCGACCACGATATTATCTTCATCAAGATATGCGTAATGAGCCATTAGTTGAAAGTCACCGTATCCGATACACCTGCGGCAGTTACGGTCGAAATCTTGAAACCGCCTGAAGTTGTTGTTGTTTGAGTTACTCCACCAGTCCAAGTTGCGGTGAATACATCTGGATATTTCAAAATCACAACACCCGAACCTCCAGATCCACCGTTGTATGTGCCACCGGCAGCACCGCCACCACCGCCGCCGCCCGTGTTCGCCGACCCATTTGTGCCGTTGCCATTTGTCGCACCAGCACCGCCACCTCCTGAACCGCCTGCGCCACCTGTTCCGCTAAGGTGTCCACCACCACCGCCGCCACCGCGAGTAACAGACGATCCTGTGATTGATGATGCGGTTCCGGCTCCTCCTGCGCCACCTGTTGCTCCGGCATTTGCTCCGACCGCACTAGCACCGCCGCCACCGGCTGAAATGTTGTTTCCGGTTGAACTTGCGCGTGAGCCACCGGCATTTCCTTGACCAGATGTGCCGGTTCCTCCGGTCGTATTCTCAGAAACGTTGCGACCGCAGCCACCACCACCAGAGCCGCCATTTTCGCCGTTGATGTTGAAGAAAGAACCACCACCACCGCCGCCGACAGGTTCTACGGTGTCGAATTTTGAAGTAGCACCCGGCGCACGACCGGCATTTGTTTGCGCGTCAGCTCCGCCTGCTCCAACTTTGACCGAATAAGCAGTCGCGAGGGCAAATGTAAAAGTGCTTTCCAAATAACCACCAGCACCACCACCACCGCCAGATGCCTGATTAGCGGTGTTGTTACCACCGCCTGATCCACCACCCGAAATAACCAAATAATCCAAACTTGTCGGTGGAGTGTATTTGCTACCAATAATCCCAAGAATAGGCATTAGGAAATATCTCCCACGACCAACCATGTGTCGGTTCCCACTTTGATACAGGAAGCCGCTGAATACCTCGCTCGAAGTTTTGGAGCCGCTGAAGATGCGCCGGTTGAAGTTATGGTCGTTGTTCCGGATGTGACGGCTTGGATAGTCGTCTGACCAGTTCCAAGTTGAGTGACATTGATAACTGATCCAATCGGAAACGCGACCGATGCGTTCGTGGGAATCTGAAAGTTATTCGCAGTCGAGACGTTCATTCGAACGAGTTTGTTACGGTTATCGGTCAAAACGGCGGTGTAAGTGGCAGTCTGATCGTTGAGCGCGACCTTTGCCAAAGCGTCATCGAAGCCGTTGCCGATGGTGCGCATAGCGAGCGCGCCGTCCTTGACCAGATCTGTGTTGTCCGGGATATCGATCCCGAGGATGCTCGTTGTTGCCATTAGCCGATTACTCCTGTCGCGTTCTGCCATGTAAGTGTAGCATCTACGTCCGTCCATTGGAGCGTAGCAGTAACTTGATCCCAATCCTGAGCAACCGTCCAGAACTCGGTCGGACTAAGGGTGAGGGAAACTGAAAGACCCGAAAGCGTCGATCTAAACGTCCAGCCTTCGACGTAACCGACGAACGATCCTGAGTTGATGTTAGCCGGTAGATTCGCGATGGCGACCGGCATACCCATAAACACGTTGAGTAGGTTGTTACGGTTAGAGTCGCTCAATTCTGGGTTCTGAAGCGCAAAGGTGATCGAATCAAACTTGGACTTAGGCGTAGAGCGGAAGTTGACGAAACGTTCAGCCACCGCCTCAGCATCGGCGTCCTCGTCCAGAAGCGAATTGATTGTTCGAGCATAAAGCCCGAACGAATCGATAGACGTTTGGTCGGTATATGTGTAAGACGTTCCGAAGTTGTTTTTGTAATTGATGACGAGATCGTTCACGATGTCGCCTTGACGGATTGTTGAACGGATGCCGTCTGCCAGCGCATGATTGGCGTCGAGATTCACGTAACCGTTAGCGATGAGATAATCCTGACGATGATCGGCGTCTCCGTAGGAAATCAAGCCGTTAGCGTCCTCATATAGATAACCGATGCCAGAATTAGCAATATCTGAGACGTAGGAATACATATTGATCGGGCTGGCTGATCGACTGATCATTTCGTATTCGCCGGCATCGATTGTGCCGATTCCGACGTTCTGAGCGTTTTGCCATGTTTCGGTTGCGTTGTAAGTCGCCCAAGTCAAAGACGGAGGAACCTCGTTCCAAGCATTCGTCAATAAGGATTCGAGGATTGTCCGGATCTGGGCTCCATCAAGTGCCTTGCTTAGAGAACCTTCCCAGACTGCGTTTTGAAGTTTTGCTAACGCGCCAAGAGCATAGATGTCGATAACCGTGACTGTTGCTTCAGATCCGGTTTGTTCGACTCCTACGGCTATGTCCGAGATACGACCGCCGAAGATGGGAACGAATGTTGATGTCGAGTCTTTTACTTCAATCGTCACCGCCGTATTGATGCCCCACGTGTAAACCTGATTCGTAAGGTTCAGGATGCGAATAGCGGCATAACCAGCCTGCGCTTGAGCATTGACGTCGGTGCGCCCAGACGTAACCGAGAAGCCAACCAACGTGATGTCGGTAATTGTGTTGCCGTTAGCCTTGACGCGGTATTCGGGAGTCCAAGCCGTCACGTTACGAGCAACCCACCTATGAAGCCACCGCCGCCACCTGTGCCGCGTGATGCTGACTCGGTGAGAACTTTGGCGATCTGACGAGCCGTTGACTCAGAATCGATGGCTCCGTTGACCGTGATGTTATTCGTAACCGGAGCGACCGGCGCGGCTCCAGAAGTAGCCGTTGGGACACCTCGCTCGATTGCTCGAACGCTTGGTGAAGACGGCGTCGCAACTCTGGTGCTTGGTGCGTTGATGGTAGGAATGTTAGGTAGTGCCGGGATTGCGTTATAGGCGCGGATAAGGGCATTGATGCCGGCAATTGCCACTTCAACCGTTGCTCGAATGAAATCGGCTGCTTTGGCGACTATGTTGATAACTCCTTGAGCGATAACCCCAAGAGCCTTGAGCGCACCACCCAGAACCGTTCCGATAACCGGTGCGATATAGGTTCGGATCAAATCCGCGAATTTGGTAAACGACTCTTGATTGGCTGCGACTGCGTCACGGACTCGACGGAATAGGCTTAGGGCTCCTTCAAAAACCGGAGTTAGCACGGTTTGAATGATTGTCACTACGCGCTCGATGTTGCCTGCCAGACCGTTTCCGCTACCAAAATCCGCAGCGAACTTCTGAATAACCGGCACGATGCGATCATTGACGAAACTAAGCAAACGCTCTAAGATCGGAAGCAAGGCGAACCCGATTGATTCTTTTGCTTCGTCCAAAACGATATTGAGTCGATCTAAGCGACCCTGAAAAGTATTGGCTGATGCGGCTGCTTGCCCGGCAAAGGTTTGCCCTAATTTTGCCGTTATTTGCTCGAATGAGAGGGTTTTGACCTCGGCTGCGGTTAGACCTACCCCAAGCCGTGTTAGACCGCCCAGATTGCCTTCCTGAGCCTTTGAGAGGGCTTCTGTGACCGCTTGTAGGCTTCGCCCGGTTCCTGCGCTAACGTCGAGCGCGATTGCCTGTAATTTCTGGGCTTGGGTGAGATCCCCGGTGGCTCGAACGAGACGATCAAGCGATGGTCGTAATTGGTCATCTGCTACGCCTGAAGCCAGCGCGGTTTTGCTGATGAAATCCTCGGTTGCGGCAACTTGCGCTTCTGTTGCGCCGGTGACGTTCTCAAGGGTTCGACGAAGCGACTCCTGAGCCTTTTGATCCTCGATCGCTGCTTTGACGCCATCGACGGCAAGTTTGGCGGCGTAGGCTCCGGCGGCTGCTGCGGCAGCAGCAAACGCTAGGGCTGCCTTTTTACCGAAGTCTGCGACCTTGGATCCGAAGGATTGGACTTCCTTTTCGCCGATCCCAATTTTCTTAGCGAGGTCAGAAATATCACCGAGAAAACTTAGTTTGAGGGTTCGTGATGGTGTTTGAGAAACCATGTTATTCCCACTTCTTTATGACGCGATCCATGCCTTCTAGCCATTGACGAACTAATTCAGGCTGAATGCGACGGAGTGTCGGATGGATGAAGTATCCAAAGTTGCCCCGTCCGGAAACTCTCGGAGTGCGCGTTGGAAACTGTCTGTATCGACTAGAACCGAACTCAAAACCAGCCCATAATGTTTTCGTTGAACCACCACCGCTAAAACGCTGACTGGCAAACCCATATTTGAGTTCGCCAATTTTTGACGTTCTTGAAACGACAACGCCATCAGCAATTCGTCGAACTGCGACCGGGTTGACTGTTCGCGTAAGTGCGGTTTTCCGGACTTCTTGCGCCGCATATTGCGCCAAATCATAACCGATTTTTTTGCCTTCTTCTTGGGCTTGTTCAGACATAGCCTTGAAAGCGCGGATGATCAAGCCTAATTCTCTTTTATCAAAAGCGATACTAGGCTCGGTCACTTGCGCTCCTTCAATACTTCAAGAGCGGTCAGGATGTCGCTGGCATCCGTCCACTCACTCATCGGAATTCTTGTCGCGATCGCCAGTTCGACGATCAGCCGACTCAGACTTCCGACTGGGTGGCTTTTGGGTCGGACTCACCTGCCGATATGTCCTCGACCGTTAGGCTCCAGACATCAAAAGGCTTGACCGGCACGCCTGCCGCTTCGCGCTTGTGAGCGTTATACGCCAAGAACATAAGATCCCAAATTCCGATGTTGCCATCAGCCTGCGTGA